GTCAGGTTTATCAGACCATGGATGGAGAGGCTTACAAGACCACAAACATTTCAGGAACATTCCAATTGGACATGTTGGCTGACTGGGGCAAGGCAAACTCAGTTTGCGAGGCTCTATGGACAGCTGCTGAAACCGCACCAGATACAGATATCAGCATGACACTTACAGCTGCATCAGGAGCACAATTTGTGTTTCCAGTAAAGCCTGAGTTTCCAACCGCTGGTGGTTCAGGTGTTGATGCTCAGACAGTATCATTTACCTTCACAGTATCTAAAGGCGCAGTAACCGAAACCTTTAGTTAAAAAATAAAACGGGAGCAAACAAATGAAATTACCAATCACAATTGAATATAACTCAGGCGAGCAAGTTACTTATGTAGCCCAACCGCCTGAGTGGGCAAAATGGGAAAAGCAGACAGGAAACATCATTGGTCAGGCATCCGAAAAGTTGGGTATTTGGGATCTTATGTTTCTGGCTTATCATGCTCATAAGCGTGAAGTTGCCGGAAGCAAACCCATCAAACCAATGGATATTTGGATGGAAACAGTAGCCGATGTCGTTGTTGGTGATGCAGACCCAAAAGCCACAAAGCAGGAAGCCTAAACAGATTATTGGTGGAGTTGGCAATTGCAACTCACATACCGATGAGCGAATGGGTTGAAGCAGAGGACATTTTAACAGCGATAGAGATATTGGAGAAAAAAAATGGCAGTTAGCACCGAGCCTTCGATTTTCTTTTCTAAGCGTGAATTGAATCAAATATCAAGAGTTTTTCGCAAAATGGATGATACTGCTAAAGATGATGCAAAAAGAAAAATTCAAGAGTTAGTTGGTAAACAATTATCTGCGATTAGAGCAATTGCTGCTGGCAGAGGTAAAGTAGCTCAAAGAATTGCCGATGGCGGTCAAGTAAAAAAATCATCATTACAAGGTGAACTGAAATTTGGTTTTGCATCACAGAAATTTTCAGGCGGTGCAACAACACAATTTAACACTAGAAATGATCCACCCGGAAATAGACCGGGTATTGGTGGAGGTTATGAGTTTGGAAGCAAAAGATTTCCAAACATGCCAAGATGGTCTGGTCCAATGCCTAAAGGACCCGGCTCAAGGGGTTGGTTTATTTATCCAGCAATTAGAGCTTCACAACCAGAAATTATTAAAGAATTTGATGAGATAATTACATCGATTGTAAAGGAATGGTCAAGTGGCAGCTAATAGTAATAGAGCTTTAACCCTTTCAATTGTTGCTGATATTGATAATCTGCAAAAAGGTTTAGCAAAAGCTGATAATGAAATCCAAGGCTTTGGTCAAAAGGTTGGAGAGTTTGGCAAAAAGGTTGCCGCTGCTTTTGCTGTTGCTGCCGCCGCCGCTGCTGCTTATGCCGGCAAATTAGCCGTTGATGGGGTCAAATCAGCGATAGAGGATGAACAGGCACAATTAAGGTTGGCTGCCGCCTTAAAGACCGCCACAGGGGCTACAAATGTCCAAATTGCGGCAACTGAGGACTACATACGGCAAACACAATTAGCAACCGGCATAACCGACAATGAATTGCGAGCATCATTCCAAAGATTGTCTGTTTCAACCAAAGATGTAACTCAATCTCAAAAATTGCTTACCCTTGCAATTGATATATCAAAAGGAACTGGAAAAGAGCTTGGCACAGTTGTCGAGGCATTATCCAAAGCCTATGAAGGACAAGATACAAGACTTGCCAGATTAGGAATTGGATTAAGCCAAGCTGATCTGAAGGCTATGGATTTTACTGAAACAACCAAGGCATTAACTAACCTTTATGGTGGCGCAGCAGCTGCAAATGCTGAAACATTTCAAGGTAGAATAGATAGATTAAAACAAGCATTTGAGGAAGCCAAAGAGGAAATTGGTTATCGTTTGCTTCCATTTATTGAAAGATTTGTTAATTTAATTGTTAATCAAGTTGTGCCAAAACTACAAGAATTTGCTGCATACTTTGACCCAATTAAGCAAGCCATTAAAGATAACCAAGAGGCATTTGACGCATTTGGTCGATTTGTAACTGATGTTGTTATTCCAATTTTAGTAACTGGATTAGGTGCAGCCTTAAAAACCATTGGCGTCATTGCAGGTGGCGTTACCGACATTATTGGTAAAGTTATATCCGCAATTCAAACAGCTGTCGATAATGCTATTTCAGGAATTAATAGATTAATCAACGCCTATAATGCAATTCCTATTTTGCCAAATATAAGCACAATAGGAGCAGCTACATCTGTTGGCACTCCATTTGGTCAAGCTGCTTCCGCTGTATCTAATGCGCAACCTGCCACCGCAGCTCAATTGGCAGCAGGTGCAGCAAGGGCTGGCACAACTGTCAATAACATTACTGTTCAAGCAGTAGATTCTGAAGGGGCTGCTAGAGCCGTCGCTAAGGTAATAAATCAAAGTTCATCAAGATCAGTTCCACAGCTTTACAATAGCGGCATAACTAGAGCGAGATAATGTCAGTCTTTACGCCTGAGTATAAGTTAAGCATCAATGGTGTGGAATACACCGATGTGGCAATTTCTGAAATAGCCCATCAGGCAGGTCGTGAGGATATTTACGCACAGCCTACCCCATCTTATTTACAAATTACATTGGTGGCTTTGAATAATGAAAATTACAATTTTCAAATCAATGATGGAATAGCCTTGCAAGTCAAAGACAGCACCAACGTTTTTAAGACTTTATTTGGTGGCAATATTACTGATATTACAACCGAAGTTGCATCAGCAAGTAGTGTTGCAGAAACTTACACTTATAGCATTATTGCGTTGGGTTCATTGGCAAAATTGCCTAAAGTTATTTATGACGGCACATTGGCTCGGGATGATGATGGCGATCAAATGTATGAATTACTTGCCGATCTATTCTTAAACAATTGGAATGAATTGCCAGCAGCAGAAACTTGGGCAGGTTATGACCCGACAATTACATGGGCAAATGCTGAGAATTTAGGACTTGGCAACATTGATCGTCCTGGTGTTTATGAAATTACAAATAGAGGTGCTGATCCTGATACTGTCTATAACATTGCAACATTGATTGCAGACAGCGCATTTGGTGTTTTGTATGAGGATAACGAAGGTCGCATTGGGTATGCGGATGCTTTACACAGGCAAAATTACCTTGCCAACAATGGTTATACCGATATTTCAGCAAACACCGCTATTGGAGCAGGATTGAAAGTTTTGACTAGGGGCGCAGATGTTCGCAACGACATATTCCTTAATTATGGCAACAATTTTGGTTCACAGGTAAGTGCAATTGATTTGGACAGTATTGAGGTATTTGGTTATAGAGGCGAAACGATTAATACAGTTTTGCATGACGCCACCGATGCACAAGCTGTGGCTAATAGGTTTATTTCTCTTAGATCGTATCCTAGAGCCTTATTTGACAGCATTACATTTCCATTAACTAACTCAGCCATTGACGATGCTGACCGAGATGCTTTACTGGGCATTTTTGTGGGTCAGCCAATGCGAATAACAGACTTGCCGGTTCAGATAGCCCCAACAGGACAATTTGAGGGTTATGTGGAAGGCTGGCGTTGGAGCACTAGATTCAACGAATTATTTTTAACCATAAATCTGAGCCCGATCGAATTCTCAACAGTTGCAGTTCAATGGGAGCAAGTATCAGCCTCAGAGGCTTGGAACACACTAAGTGGTACACTTACATGGGAAAATGCGATTGGAGCAGTAGCCTAATATGGCAAACACAACGAATTTTAATTGGGAAACACCGGATGACACAGATCTGGTTAAGGATGGCGCAGCCGCTATCCGCACACTTGGTTCAGCAATTGATACTTCATTAGTTGATCTTAAAGGTGGCACAACTGGTCAGATATTATCTAAAGCAACAAATACCGACATGGATTTCACATGGATCACAAATGATGTTGGTGATATTACCGAAGTAGTAGCAGGAACAGGAATTTCAGGTGGTGGCACATCCGGCTCAGTAACAATTACTAACTCAATGGCAACAGCCATAGACGCTAAAGGTGATTTAGTTGTTGGTACTGGCGCAGACACATTTAGTCGTTTAGCGGTTGGTGCAACTAATGGTCATGTTTTAACTGTTGATAGTGCGGAAGCAACTGGCATGAAATGGGCTGCTGCTGGTGGTGGTGGCAAAGTATTACAAGTGATAAATGCTACTTATGGAACAGAGGTTGGCAGTTCCACAAATGCTTATGCCAACACAAACTTGACCGCTACAATTACGCCTAGTTCTGCTACAAGCAAAATTCTAGTTTTAGTTAATCAAAATGGTGTTGGTAAAGAAACAAACAATACATCGGTTGATATTAGACTATTAAGAGGCGCAACAGTAATACTAAATTTTGATAAAAATGCGGCATCTACAGCAAATACTGATAGACAAATCGTTGCGTCATCCTCAACTTGTTATTTAGATTCACCAAACACGACGAGTGCTACAACTTACAAAACAGAATTTATGTCAGCAAATAATCAAGCAACCGCATATGTGCAATTTGGTAATGCAATTAGCACCATTACTTTATTAGAGATTGGGGCATAATATGGCTAAAGGTTCAGAAGTTTTGAAAATGTTAATTCCTGATGGCGGATGGGTTATTACAGGAAATGATTATGAAGGCATACAATTTTTAGAATGTGAGCCAATTACCAAAGCAAAATTTGAGGCTGGTTTTGCACAATATGATGCTTGGCAAGCCGAACAAGACGCAGCGCAAGCAGCAGCCAAAACAGCAGCACACGCTAAACTTGCAGCATTAGGTTTAACTGTTGAGGACTTAACCGCTTTAGGTTTGTAATGAAACCTTGGTTATCCAAAGCAGCAGTTCAATTGCGTGAGCAAATCGATGATTCCTTCCCAGAGCGTTTGCGCAAATCTGATGGGTGGATTGGTGATGCTCGACATATCACACGAAAAAGCGATCACAACCCAGACACAAATGGTTGCGTGCGAGCAATTGATATTGACGCTAGGCTTTCTGACGACAAAGGGCTTTCAGCATATTTGGCAGATCAAATTCGATCATACGGGAAAACCAATGGTCGCATCAGTTATGTAATACATCAGTCAAAAATTGCTTCACCGATACTTGGCTGGCGTTGGCGCAAATATAAGGGTAATCCCCATGCGCACCACATCCATGTCAGTTTCAAGAAAAATCAAGATAACAACTCAGATTTTTTTCATATCCCACTACTAGGAGGCAACGCATGAAACTATCAAATAAACACAAGGCTGCAATTAAGTCATATTTAAGAGCAGTTGCAGCATCAGGTATTACTGTTGCGCTCGCTATTGTGGCAGACATCCATCCAGCCTACGCAACTTTGCTCGGTGCAATTGTTGCTCCTGTTGCCAAAGCACTTGATCCAAAATCCGGCAATGAGGCTGATTACGGAATTAATGCGAAATGACAGCCAACGAATGGGTTGGTATCGCCGTTGGCGTATGCGGAATATCAACAAGTTTGTTCATGGGTCTGCGCTGGGTTATTAAATCCTATTTAGCAGAATTAAAGCCGAACTCCGGCACAAGCATAAAGGATCAAATTACAAGACTTGAACAGCGTGTCGATGACCTGTTTGTCTTAATCTCTAAGCGATAATTTTTGCCATGGCGAACACACGCAAATCATCGAAACGCAAAAAGATCAATAGGCGTATCGTTCGCCAAACTCCTGAGCCATTAACAAAGATCGATCAGCATTACATGGCTTTACACGAATGCTACAAAGCAGCCAGAAAAGCAGGATTCACGCCTGAACATGCATTTTGGCTTATGACTGAACAAAAAACCTTCCCAAATTGGATCGTAGGCGATGGTGGAATTATTCCTTCCATTGATCCAACTGACGATGAGGATGACGATTAAGCGATACTTAGTAATAAGTGATTTGCAAATTCCGTACCACCATGAAACAGCTGTCAAGAATGTCATTAAGTTGGCTAGGCGTGAAAGATTTGACAGTGTATTATGCGTCGGTGATGAAATTGATTTCCAAACCATTAGCCGATGGGCTGAGAAAACACCTTTGGCTTATCAACAAACTTTGGATGATGACCGCACAGCTACTCAGGAAATCCTTTGGGCTCTCACGGAGCACAGCCGAGAAGCTCATATTATCCGCAGTAATCATACTGATCGCTTATATAACACTTTATTAAAAGTTCCGGGAATGATTAGCCTTCCCGAGTTGCAGTATGCCAAGTTTATGGATTTTGATTCCATGGGTATTACCTTTCATAAAACATTCTATGAGTTTGAAAAGGGCTGGATCTTGGCTCATGGCGATGAAGGCAACATGAATCCTAACGCTGGGCAGACTGCCCTAAATCTTGCCAAAAAGGCAGGAAAGAGCGTGGTTTGTGGGCATACCCATAGGTTAGGTATGTCAGCCTACTCAGAGGGGCTCTATGGGGCTTACAGACCCCTTTATGGGGTTGAAACAGGCAACCTTATGAACCGAGCAAAAGCCTCTTATACAAAAGGCTTGGCTAATTGGCAAATGGGCATAGTTTTGATGGAGTGGGATGGCAAGAATATGAGCGTGCAGATGATCCCAATTAACAAAGATGGCAGTTTCACAGCTCTTGGAAAGTCTTATGGGGCGTGAAACCGATTATCACGACCGGTCGATTGATGACCATATCGATGATCTTGAGAATATTGGCGTTATCTAATCGTTATAGAACACGCCGTAGATCAGGTAGATAAAAGACTTGATTTAGGTCAAACTTTATGTATTCACAGAGATACTGTGGATATGTAGGGAGCGACATGAAACTAGATCTAGGCAGTAGAGATACAGCTTTAGAATATGCGGAGCTAGGATGGGCAGTTTTGCCATTATTGCCACGCAAGAAAGATCCGCACTTTGACTTGGCTCAAAGAGCATATTTATCAGCTACAACCGACCAAAAACTTATTAACTTTTGGTTTGATTACGATCAAAACATTAACATTGGAATAGCCTGTTATCAATCAGGTTTAGTTGTATTTGATATTGATTATCGCAATGGTGGCGAATTGTTACCAGAGTTTGAGCCAACCTATACAGTACAAACAGGCGATGGACTACACCTTTATTACACAGCTTCAAAGTCTGATGTGTTTAAGGGCAAGTTAGTTGATGGAATTGATATCAAATGGAAGGGTTATGTTGCTGCTGCACCATCAATACATCCGTCGGGAGCAATGTATAAAGTAATCGATGACCGAAATCCGGTTGCGATGCCTAAACAAATAAGGGAGTGGGCAACGAAATGAAAATCAACGGAATTACTATTTTATGGTTCATGATAGCAACCGGCTTATTAGCCTACGCTGTTAATTTATGGCAAACCGAGATTTACAATCGGGGCTATTGGCGTGGTCGTGCAACCGGCTGGGATATGCACCGGAGAATGATTAGCATTAAACAGCAGTCAGATGAGGTTTTTGATTATGACAAAAACTGAGCAGATTTTCGATGAAGCCATTACAACAATCCAATCAAGAGGTGTCGTATATGGGCATCCTTACTACAACATGGAGCGAATCTCAAAGCTGGTCAGTTCGTATCTCGAATACCCAGTCATGCCTCATGATATTTGTATTTTTAACATCTTGCAAAAAATTAGTCGTTTGCAGGAAAGCCCAGGGCATCACGACAGTCTTGTGGACATTGCAGCATACATCGGTATTTACAAAACAGTTTATGATGCCGAAATCGACAGCGACTTCAAAAAAGGAGATGATCTTTAATGGCATTTAATCTTGAGGATTATGAGGATGTGGCAACCCTTAACAAATGGTTCATTGCTAATTTTCCAAATGGTAGATCGGATATTTCAGTTATTAGTCATGATCCTGAAAAGGGTTACATTTTGGTTCAGGCAACTTTATGGCGAGATGCAAACGATCCTTCACCAGCTGTATCAAACATAGCCTTTGGATCTAGGGAAACCTATATGGCTAACATGAAAAAATGGTATGTAGAGGATACTGCCAGCAGCAGTTTGGGAAGGGCGATAATAATTCTAAAAGGCTCAAACAAGACTGCTACAAAAGACAGCATGGAAACTGTTAAAGCGGATCAGTCATTCAAAGAAAAGCTTGAATCTCGGCAAAACATGTATGGCAAACCCGGATCAAAGTCAGCACAAATTGAAACGATCCTAAGAGATAGTTTTGAAGCTGATAAACCAACACCAGTTGCATGGTCTGTTGGCGAGGTTGTAGATGCAATTGGATCATCAATACCAAATGAACCACCTGCATGCGAGCATGGTCATATCTTAAAAGAGGGCATCAGCAAGGGCGGAAAACCGTACCGAGGGTATGTCTGCAAAGCAAAACAATGTGATGCCAAATGGGCAAAACTTACAGCTAATGGAAAATGGTATTTTGAAGGAGGTGAATAAATGGGTGAATTACAAATTATCGATGGCTCCGGCTTAACTGCCACCTTTACGGATGACGGAGTAAAAGTAGAGC